GCTCTTTGAACTTAGCAGATACCTCAGCGTTCTTTTCAGAGAACTCTTCGAACTGGTTCTGTGCTTCCAGCTTTGCAGCGGCAGACACCAGACCAAGATCCTTCGACGGGATGCCGTTAGGATTGGTTTTCTTGTTGAACTTGGCATCTTTCTTCAACTGCGAGATATCCTCGGCAGTCTGTAGTTGGTTGCCAATCAGTGTAACCAATCGGTCAAATACTTGTTGCTCGGTGAGTGTAAAACGTTGTGCTTCTTCGGTCATAAATTACTCCTTATCGATAAACTACGTATGTCTCAGTGGACAGCAGAGCCATGAAGAAACCCATGATCCAGTACCAAGTTGGCAAGTCAAATGCCAAGCCTGTAATCAGGCCAAAGATCCAGATCATTAGTTGTACATCCAAGATGGAACTTCGATGCACTCTGGACCAGAGTCCATGCCGCCGTAGCTCTCTGGATCATCGTCGATTGCATTTTCAGCGTCTTGGTAAGACTCAAACCACTGGATACTTGTGTAGCCGTCAGTGCCACCAGCAATCAAGTACATGGTCTTACTGGTGAGAGCTTTTTCCAGCTCAGCTCGTAGCTCTGCGGCCATTTCGTTCTCTTCCGAGTTCAAGTGGCTCAACAGAGAATCGAATTGCTTAAGGATCTGTTGCTTCATCGTGTTCCTCCTGTTTGGTATGGGCACATCTTACAGACTGTGCCATTTGATGTCAACCCTTATTATCCATTCTTTGCTTCTCCATTCTCAGCGTGCCAGAGTTTGTGACATTTAGCACGTAGTAGTCAGATTGGGGCTTTTCAGCCCCGCACTTCACACAGATCAAAAAGGGATATCTTCATCGAATGCTACAGTTTCAACCGGGGCAGCCTGTGCAGCAGCTACAGCTTCCTTTACAGGGTTAGCAGCAGGAGTTGCAGAGTCGCGGCTGGCTTGCTCAGCATCGAACAAAGGCTTCAAGGTACTGGTGTCGTAGTTAATCGCACGTTTCATAGTGTTCTTAACAGCTACACGTAGTTGCTTGATAGCATCTTCCGAGTTATCACCGTGCAGGTTTACACCGTGGATCAGACCTGCTGGAACCTCTGGAACAGCAACGCCTTCCGGTACCATACCCATCAGTTTGATTTCTTCTGTGAAGAAGGTCTTGTCACCAGTTTTAGCTGGCTTCATGTACACACGGAATTGGAACTGTACAACTTTACCCAACAGTTCACCAATGCGTTCTTTGTTGAACAGGCCATCGGCGTCAAGCAATTCCGCAGCAGCAGCCAACTTATGCAGACCGTTGTTCTTTGCCAGGGCCCATTTCGCTTTACCACCACCAATATCGTGCTTCATTTCTTTGATGTTGTATGGACGGCCCACGATCTTGACTTTCTCACCCGGTAGAGTAAACTCACCGTTCAGAAGCAGACGCAGAGGAAGCGGCTTGCTGTTACCGAAGAACTGACCCTTGTCAACCAAGACTTGAGGGAAGTCAACTGCGATAGCAACTTGCTGAACTGGTTTTTGAGGCCAGCATTTCAGACGGGCTTTCTTGCCAGTCTCTTTGTCGATACCGTCTTTGAAGTAAGTGTTCGGGAACTTCTCGATTTCAGCAGCTTCATCAGCAGCTGTACCAGTGAACACTTTCTCAGCATCATCCAGCACCTGTTCACCGAGGTCATACAGGCCGGAAATTACACCGGGAATCGAACGTGCTTTGTCAGCGGTTTTAGACGCTTCAACAACGTGTTCGTTCAGTGCGTTCCAGTCAACAACTGTACGCTGTTTACCTTCGGTCTGGGTGTTGGTAGTGATGTTCAGTTTAAAGTCAGTCATATCTATCTCCTATCTTAAGTGCCATTGTTGGCTAAATGGGGCCACTCGGCCCCGTGGGTTTCGCTAATTAGCGAATTTCTTTCACTGGGGCATATGCAGTGATGATTACACCTTCTGCTTTACCACCAAGGAATGCTTTTTCTTCGCGAGCATCTTCACGATCAAACGTGGTGTAAACTGGGACACCGTTATCTTCGACGATGTACAGATACTTGACGCGAGGTTGACGGCTTGCGATTACTGTAGTCGCCTTAACAGCAGGACGCTCAGTCACTTCCAAGTTTGGAAGTTCGATGCAAGCTTCACTGCCATCGTCAAACTTGACGTAAGCCTCTGGCTGGTAGACAGTATAGAGACGATCAATATTAGTGATAGTGCCGATTTTACCTAGCAGTTCTACGTCAAGATCGAAGAATGTACCTTCTGGACGACCACCGTCTACAACAATAACTGTAGCGCCTTTCACGAGTTCTGGTTTGATTTGTTGATTTACTGCGGACATTATGTTACCTCCTTTTGATTGGTTTGTAAGTTGATTATACACCAGAAAGGGGGCTTGTCAACCCCCTATTTGCGCTTAGTGGCAACCAGCCCACGAACGTTCTACGATGTAACCTGCCGTCAAGTCCAGCAATACCGGGGCCACTGTAGCGTCTACACCTTCTGGAGCGGCGTAGAACTGTCCAGCTTCGCGCACAGAGTCAGTTGCGAGTACACCAGCACGGCAGTAGGCTACGTAGAACCCACGGTCGTTGTGGCTGATATCAGACCACACTTCACCTACAGTTTTCAGCATGAAGTCTTTGTACTCTTGGCAACCAGCTTTCAGTTTGGCATCTGCCTCCTTCACTGCATCTTTGTCATCGAAAGCTGTGAAGCCAATCGAAGCATATGTGTATGCCTTGAATTTGAACAGTGATGCACTTGCCTCAAGTTGTGCTTCGTCGTGGTAAGCAATCATTTGCTGACAGAACGTTTTCTTCTTCCAGTCTTGCAAGAAGAAGTCTACAGCCAGTCCCTCAGCTTTCAGCTTGCGATCATGCAACACCATCGCCCGCTTGGCACAGATAACACCCCCAGATTGGAACAAGCTGTTCAAGATCGCATGAGCCGAGCGAGTCGGTACACGACGACCATCAATACCAATGATGTACTTCTTGCCATTTGCTTCCCATTGCTTCTGCAACGCTTCTTTGAGCATCTTGAGAGGGAATGCAGCATCCCAAAACGCCTCAAATACCATGTTGCCCACTTCAACCGAACTACCAATGGTTTTAGCTACCTTCGCAGCCTGTGCACCGTACGTACAACCATACTTCACGTTCTTTGCAGGACTGCGGCCAAAATCAGAACCGATGATCTTACTAATAGCCTTCGCCATCATTGTGTGAACATCGAATGGTTTCTCCAGCATCAGAGACTTGCAGTACGCCTTATCCTCGGCGTCGTACATGTAGCAGTATGCCGATTCTACTCGTGCTTCCAGGCTGTCGAAGTCATAACCAATCTGGAAGTATCCAGAATCAACCCCAAAAAGCTCTCTCAGCTCTTTACCGAACAAAGACGTCACACGTGGTACGTTAGCAACCTTACGGTGCTTGAATCGGCTTGTAGCTGCGCCACAGGTGTCTGCTGGAGTTGCGATACGACCGTCAGGACGTACGCCTGCCATGTATCCTTTCTCTGGCTCTTCCTCTGGATCATCCCAATCCTGACCACCACCAAGAATCGAGTTACGACGATGCTTGTAAGTGAGGTATTCAACAATGTCCTTCGTGAACGGGAACTGAGCAGTGATACGTTCCAAGTCAGAACACATCTCTTTATCTGCTCCGACTGTAAAGCTCGGATTGGTCAGCACCTTGATCCCACTACGTGTTGCTCGTTTCAGCATTGCACGTCGAACATAATCTTTACTTGACGATGGACCTACACTCAAGTTTTCCAGATGCTCAAGACGGTGAGACTTGAATGCACAAGCATACGTCTGATCCAGATATCGGTCAATCGCAGCTAGCAGCTTAACGTCATCAAGCTTGTTCTTCTTGTCATCGACAGTCAGATCTTTCTCTTTGTACTCGTTCGGATGCCAGCCAAGGCTTACCAACCAGTTCTTGATGTGCGTAGTGTCACCAATGCTTGCCGCTTGTTCTGTCTTGAGTGGAACACCTTCTGCCAGTGGCAGATCATATTCCTGCCCAAACATCAACAGCTTGCGGGGCTCAATCAGCTCACCTTCGTGCTTCGCAATGAATTTCTCCATGTGCGAGGACAGCTCACCATTCTTCTTGAACTGGTTCTTAGGTGGAGTGTAATCACCCATAAACTTCTTGGTAGCTGGCTTAGGTGGAAGCAAAGGCTCCACTTTAACCCGACGCTCTTCCATCAGCTTATCCAGTTCATCCAAAGCTTTCTGAGCCTTTTCCATGTTGAACCAGAACCCACGGTGTTCTTGGCGAGTGATCAACTCAGCTACAGCATGCTCCAGCTTCAAGGCCGATGCCCACTTCTGGAACTCTTCAAGCTGGAACAGACCGTAGTCTAGAATCTGCTTGTCGTATACCTCAGTGTTCGCCTTTACGTCGAAAATACAGTAGTAGAGCATATCCGCTGCGAAGTGTTTGAATCGCTCGCTCGGATGAATACCCTTACGGAATGCAAACTTCTCAGACGTACCACCAGTTGCCAGTTTCTCTAGTGAGTGACCACCATAGCGATCAGGGTTCAGGCACTTGGATACCACAAGGGTGTCCCAGATCGAGAGCTTGTTACCGGCCCAAGTGTCTTGTGTCCAAGTGGTGAGACCACCTTCACGTACTTCGTCACCAATCGTATAGTCGAAACCATATACAGCTTTCATCGCCAGCAAGTCATAGCTGATTTGGTTGTGTGCAACCAGACGGCGAAACTTAGTCGATGCAATGAAGCCTTTCAGCTCGCTCATTGGTCGGTGCGTGTACTCTACAGCCGGGTAACCTTCTGGCAAAGTGTACGTGTTGCCCTCAATTGTCTCCGAGTATTCGCGACCATCAAAGACGTATTTCTCGCCATCGTGGAATGCAACAATCTCACCGGTCCAGTGGTTCTGGAATACGACGCAGTGCGTGGAGTAAGACGGTAGGAGTTTGTAAGGAGACGCTGTGTAGTCAATCGTTTCCTCGTTCAACAGGTTTGTGGCTTCAATGTCCCACGTCCAGTCATTGACGTTTGCCCACGATTTCTTTTCAAATGGTACAGTCATAAATCCTCCTTCGTAAACGACAAAGGGGAGACTACAGTAAGCAGTCTCCCCTTGTCAAGTTATTCCTCTACGCCTGCTTGGAACATCTCGTACTCAGCCTTGATAGCTGGGTTACGATCCAAGTAATCGTTGAGGTCGTACAACGTATGCTCTCGGTTGCTGTAGAAGTATTTCCCTGCGTTTGGAGATGTGTTACCAGTCCAGCGGCACTTGGTCATCTTCATCCGAGTCACGTTACGCTCCAACTCGTTCTCAGCTTCCTTGTTACGTGTGAACAACATGTTACATGCAGCAGATTTGAAGATCGAGCTGCTACCTTGGAAGTCTTCCTCGTGGATATCAGCACCAGTCGAGTTAGCCTTCTGCCCGCCACTGCTCTTACGAACGTGGTTGACGTTGATGAATGTAACACCGTGAGACTTCACTGTACCTTTCATGAATTTCATGAATACTGCTTGTTCGTCAATGCTCATACCGTCCAAGATATCCTGTAGCGGGTCGAGGACAATCACCTTACATTCGCAGGAGATAATCAGAGACATGATCAGCTCTTTCAGCTGCTCGATACCGCCGTCTCGTTCCTCCACCAAATGCCAGCGGTGAGTGCCGTCTGGGTTAAAGAACAGCTCGTTCGCTGCCTCTTCGGTTTCCGTGGTGTTCAAGAATTCAACCTTGTACTCCACATTCTCCATCAAGTCAATCTTCTTGCCAGTGTGACGACTAAGAATCTTCGTCCCGTACTGTGCACAATCCGATTCAAGAGAGATAACCCCGACTTTGTGTGGACTATGGAAAACCCAGTAATACACACATTCGTCAATAATCGTACTCTTACCTGTACCAGACGCAGAACCCAAGTTTACGATAACCCCAAGTGGAATACCGCCACCCATCAGCTTCTGAGCTTCGTGCATAAATGGTGGTAATGGAATCTTAGGCACTACTGCTGCTGCCTTGATCAGATCCATCAAGCTACCAGAACCCACGATACCCGAAGGAGTGTACGCCTGTGCTTTGTAGAACGCGTTAACAAACTCACGCCCACGGTTCACTGGAACGTTACGCTCTTTATCCCAAATGTAAGAGTTCGGATCTTTCAGACTCATGTCCATGATGTAAGCTTTGCCTTTGGGGCACGCTTTCGCAATACTCTCCGCTGCCTTCTTACCAGCGTCGTCATTGTCCATGCAGATGATGATACGTTCGAATCGGTTGAACCACTCGTATTGAGCTACAACCTGCTTGTGTGCACCGCTCTCACCGATGGTGGAGCTTACGACTGGAATACGCTCGAAAGCCTCTTCACCGGGCTTACGGCGGCCTTGTTGATAGTCGTGTAGGATTTGGCTCGCAGATAGTTGATCCAGTTCACCGCCAACGATCAATACATACTTGTCGCGGCGGTCTTTAAACATTACCTGTCCGAATAGTTCACAGTCTTTGCCGGTTTCCCCAATCGGGCTTGCAAAGTCTTTTGGAACCTTTCGAACCTTGTAACCAGACATTCGATACTCAAGGGTTGTCGGGTACATCTGAGACGCAATCAATCCCGTCTGTTGATCTACTTCGTATCGCACCTTGAAGAAAGCTGAGGTCTCTGGAGTGATGCCCCGGAAGCCTTGGCTCTCCGATGTGGTATCGCCTAGAATCCGGTCGTAAATCTCTCGGTTAAACGCACTGCCCATATAATCGTACTCCTTCTCTTCTTCCATACCATGTTCTTCGTACCATTCAGAGCTTGGAATTGTAAACTCACAACTCCAGCAGAAAGCACCTTTGTGACCATCGTCCATGTTACGGTCTACACCATACACCATGAGATTGTCACCGCTGTTGTCACCACCTTTTTCACGACACTTCGGGCACGCTGTCTTACCCTCGTGAAAAAGATCAATACCATATTTCTCAGCGAGCTTTAATGGATTCACTTAACCACTTCCAAATCGGCCTCAGAGTAATCGTTGACGACAGGGACGTCAGGCCACTTAACGTCAATAGGCAGACCTAGATCAGTGCCCGAGCCGTTCAAGCTCAAGATGATGC